TGCAATAGCCCTGTATCTGACCTGTGATTCCACTCAGAAACCCCAGTTATGTTGCAGTCTTTATCAACCATGTCCCCGCCAGCACGGTTAGGGCAGCCACCTGATTCCCTCAGGATGATCTGACCAAGCTTCTTCCATGTTGAGCGAGGCCACCCAGCCTGAGCTGCCAGACTTGGTAGCCAAGAGATATCCCCGTGCTTGAAGGCTGGGTACCTCGGTAAATCCAACCTCTCGTGATTGACGTATGTGGTTGGTGATTGAATCTCCCACCTGATCAAGGTGGAAGCTGGTGAAGGTGCTATTGCTGCCTGAGCCTGCGAACTCAAAGCAATTAACCCTGCCAAAGGTACGGCTATACACCGTATAAGTATGTTCATTGTTCCCTCCCATTATAGTAAAACTCCTGAAGTCCTTATGGAATAAGGCTTATGATTTCTGTGAACTCAGTTAGTGTAACTAAAACAATTCCTTCGTTTGTTCCGTCTGGCATTGCAACCATTATAAATGGGCGATTGTCACCCAACGCCTTTGCTTGATCACTCTGTGCTTTCGCGTCTCTGAATCGTGTATAAATCGGACCAACTTGCGCGCCCGCTTTGACCTCGGTACGAAAAGCACCACCCCAATTTTCTTCGTGACGGGTAAGATGACCACCCAACCCAAGTTTCTTACGGGCACGACGTGCTTTTGAATCCCCTTTAGATCTGTTACGTTTACCCCTAGCTGCAGGGTCGCCACAGTTGCGAATCCTACGCGCACCGTCACGACTGGCGCGCCCGAGTGTTCCGAATAGGGGACATCCCTTGGTGTTGCACTTATCTTTGTTGCCTTCACAGTAACCCTTCCTTTCATCCATTGTATTGTCCGAGTGCTTCTCTAAGTAAGACTCTGATTGTTTCTGATCTTGTGGAATGTATCCGTTTGGATACCTTATTGACTTGCCCAATCAACTCGGTATCCAAACGGATGGTAATCAAAGTCTTTGCTTTCTTGCTCACTTGTATTGGGTGATAAGCGCTGATGCCTCACCCTTTTCAAGTTCGTCAAGCTTGGATATGTTGCGGTTCACAGCTGCGCTGCACAGGTCAAGTACCTCTTTGTTGTCAGAGATACCTTGGCTGCGTAGTACTGCACGCAACATACCTAATTGCTTGGGCGATGCTGGCTCGTTTGGATTCTTGATCGAGATGTTGCGTGGTCGTTCTTGCTCTTCGTTGTCCACGTAGGTAGCTCCGTTGGCTACAAGTGAGTCCATCATTTCATCTATGGCTTGCTTGTCATTCACGGCTGGCTTTGCAGCTGATTGCGTGGGTCGCGAAACCCACACATCCCCACGTTCTACCTTCTGCATCTCTTCACGGCTAGGGCGTACACCCTTGGCTGCGTATCCACAGTTGGCGAGAGCCCTACCGATGGCGCTGGTCTCTGCGTTCTCTGCGTGTGAGGTGCGGTTTACTGGGCTTGCACCACGTACTTCCTCTGCATACCCCGTTGCTACTGGGGTAGCATCTTCACGGTCAAAGTAAACCTCTGCCCGCACAAGAATCCGTGTGTCATCGTAGTAGTGGATAGATGTATTGATCCGACCATTTGCATGATCAGCCCAAAACTTTACGAGCCTGTCCTCTACTGTTTCGTAGTTATCTAAGTTGAACCCTGGCATTGTTATCTCCTTACCTTTGTTTTGAGAACACGAAAGCTCGTGTCCTTCCTGTATTTTTTTGACAAAGCTGGATGTTCTTTGTCAAACCTTGTTGAGTCAAACACATTGCGTGTCTGAGTTTTCCATGTCACCACGATATCGCCGTTGAGTATTCCCTCCTCAGAATTTTTCATCATCAATCCAAGCTCTGCCTTGAGGGCATTCTCTACTTCCTCAAGTTTCTTTTTTGCTTCTTTGGTTTTCTCCAATTGATTGATGACTTCCATCGCTGATGGTGGCAGCATGGTTTGCATCTCCGAAGATTTATTGTACAGATTGGATACGTTGTCATAAGAAAGCTTGGCTACCTCAGGCACCAATCCTTGTTCGATTAGATTCAGGAACTCATCAACTGCGCTGATGTGTATCTGTTGCTCATCGGATGTAATGATCTGCGTGTACTGATGCAACTCAAGATCGCTGTCAAAGATACGCCACTCAATCTGATTCGTGCCTACGCAAATGGATTGCTGTACCCCTTGCCAATACCATTGGCGTGGAAGTACACCATCCCAGCGCTTCTTGGTTGTCTTGATTTCAAATGGCATGCCGTCTGCACTAATTGCATCAAGTGTCGCAATCATGCGGGCATCACCATTCTCAAAGCAATACATAATGTCTGGAGTATTCAAAACAATTTCTTCTAGATCTGCCGTCCATTGAATAAGGACTGGTTCAAGTCTGTTGCCACGCTCCATTGCAGCATTGGCCTGCTTTGGTTGTGGTGCTTCCTCTGCCAAGAGTTCTGTTGCGAGATCTCCTGCCGTCATATATTCGTGCTCACCGTGCACGGCTGCTGCGCTTGATGCTGCGATACGGGAGAGTCCGTTGTGGTCACGCCACCGTACCTCCAACCATTCTTTGCTGCCATGTTGTGGCTTGCTGATTGTGTATCTCATGTTCTTCCTTTCGTGTAATACAAACGTATCACGTCAAGGGGATGGACACAACCTTTGATTCGAGATTTATTTGGAGACACTTGAATTCCTTGACCATCGCCGTGGGTATATGTAGGACATGATCAACGTCATCGTTTGAGGTGATGCTCTGGAATATGGTGATGTGCCCTTCCTTGCCACCATCTGACTGGGATAGTAGGAATCCTGCCGTGCGCACGAGCACGGGATCTTGGTCAAGGTCACGTATGTTGGTCCACGTTTCCCCGCCCGAGTGCGCGTCCGTCCACGTCACATATATATAGGTCAGTTCATTCTTCGTCATCGTCTAGTTTCTCCCCGCAAATCGGGGCGCGCGGGAGCACACCTTTATTTACGCACGCGCACAGGCGCGCGCGTGTGTGCGTCATGATTGTGCCTTTGGTAGGTATTCGTAACTGGCGTGCGACATGGACATGATTCGTCCTTCGCGGGTTATTGCTATCCAAGTCGGGGCATCAGGGTCGCAGAGACACGAGGCCATCTTTGTGTCATCATATTCAAGAATCGCGTCGCACTTGTTGCAGCGAAGTCTCATAGCCAGCACACGTACTCTGCGGTTACCCGCCCTTTGTCTGGGTCAATGAAGTGGATACGTTGCGATGGTTTACCTACGGCAGCAATGAATGTGCGTGCGTATTCGTTGTGTGATTCTGGTGAACCCGTAACAAAGATACGCCCACCATTAGCCATAGTCAATGCGGTTGGGGTGTGGAAGTGCCCCATGTAGCAATCATCAAATGGTTCTACTACACCCGTGGACCAAGCTGATACTTTGCGCAAGATGTTTCCGAATGAACCGATCTCGTCACCGTGCACCAATAACACTTTGTAGTTTCCGATATGGAAGATCTGATACCAATCATCCGACATCTGCCACTTGACGTGCTTGATATCTTTGCAGTTGTTTGCAGCAATTTGGTAAGCCATGCGATCAATGTTGTCACCTGCTGGCATCTCACCTTTTTTACCTAGTCTGCCATGGTTGCCAAACTCACACACGACTGTGACTTTCTCAAACGATTGGGCAAGCGAGCGAATGCATCCCTCAATGATGCGAACCACCTCGAACATTTGTTCGTACAGATGTGCACCTATCTCATACTGCTGCCCTGGAAATATACCGACGCCTTCCACCATGTCGCCACCCAGCATGACCACACACTCCTTGACTGGATGGTGTGCTCGCTGGATCTCGGTAAGAGATAGCACTTTCTTAATCATCTCCTCTATGCGAGAGGACAACGTAGGGATGTCATACGAAACAGTTTTCTTGCCAGCTTGCCAGTCGGTAAGATGAACAAGAGCTACCTCTGGCTTGCTCTTCCTTGAATCTTTGAGTGGAGGAATAATCTTTGGGCGTGGTGTGGATAACAACGAGTTAGCTGCTGCCTCATATACAGCCTCTATCAAGTTGGCTGTCTTAAACTTGGCCTTAGCTTCAGCTCTTTGACTATAAAGCAACGCCTTCTTCAATTCAATTAGATTACTTTCAAGTTGAATAACCTCATTGAATTTACTCACGTTACCTCCAGCGCTGGATGGTCATGTTGGATACTTGCACCCCGAACTCTCTAAGGGTAGAGCCAATAGCTGCCGATGAAATAGATTGATCTTTCAAGGCTGCCTCAAAATCTGCATACGATTCTTTATCCAGCAATTGTTTGATTGCTTCCCGTGGATTTACTTTTATTTTTGTCTTTAATGATTCTTTGAATTTGCTCATGTTTCCTCCCGTTTGTTAAGTGCAGCCCAGAGGGTAAAGGAAGGGAAGAACCAAAACCCCTCTGAGCTGCGATCAAACTATAGTACACATGTTGCAACTTGGCAAGCATTACGCTACTGTGTGAACACAATTTACTAGACGCATGGTTGTGCCCCTGTCGCAAGGGGTGGGACGTAAACAGGGGAACCTGGGTCGATTGCCATGTCATGTGGCAAAGCGCTGTGATTGAAATAGGGAGTCGGACTGAGGCAACCCGACGGGGGGTACAGACGGGTCTATCTAACCGTGGGTATGGTCGCCAACATGGTCGTTGAGTTTCTTCTCAACCTTGTCCACCTTCGTTTCAACTCTTCCTACACTTCTGTATATATGTTGCAACATTCCTGCAACTACAGCGTGATCACTTTTGTTCTCTTTACGAAACTGCGCAATAAGGGTGACGAGTACCCCACCTACCGCTGTTACAACAGCAGAGAGTATTAACGCCCAACCACCGTCCATGTCATACGGCTTTCTGGCTATCCAGCCACGCTTGCACCGCTGCTGGCACTTTATCTCCCTGTGTATATCGCAGGTGCCAAGGTTCTTCTGGCACTACCTCCCATGAAAACCCAAAGTCAAGTGCGTTCTTGAGCATCCACTCAAAGCGTTTACCAGATGCTTCACTAATATCCACAGCAATACCAACGTTGTGCTGCGACGTGCCAGGAGCAGCCAAACTAGCAAGCTTCTCAGATTTCTTGTACCACTTAACACCATCCCAAGTACGGGTTGATGCACCAGCAATAGGTTCCTTTTGATAGCGTTGCAAGAACGCCGTAGTTTGCATCTCTAACGATCGGTATGTATCCCCAGCAGATGTGGGCTTAAACGGTTTAATGCCGTCAGCCAACGCCTTTGCACGCATCGCATGGTATGCGTCAGCTGCGCGCCAATGTAGCTTACCGTAAGGTTGTACGTCTCGAAGTAGGGAAGCTGGAAGGGCTCCAGGCTTTACACCTTTAAGATCCGCAGGCAGTACAACCTTAACGATAGGCCACTTAGACATTACTTCTTTTTCTTTGCTGTACCAAACGCTGCAGAGATTTCATCAGCTGTAAGTTCACCATCTACTGATGCAGCAGCAAGTTTCTGTACCACACCAAACAAGGCTGTAAGACCTGCAACACCTGCCGACTTGATCACATCAACACCGAGGATTGCTCCACCTGTAATGATTGGTAAGGCTGATGCAATGAATAACGATACGAGTCGTTGTCCAAGGTCTAAAGCTTTTGCAATTGCTGAGTTCATTCTGTGTCCTTTTGTGTGAGGGATATAACTGAGTGTATTAAGATACCTACGCCCGTAAGAAGCATAGCTTGTCGCAAAGTAGGGCCCGATAAGGTAATTAAAACCATGCCAGTACCCACCCATGTCCAAGTATTTTCCATTACATACGTGATAACTCGTTTCATTAACGTCTAATTCTAGTAGATGGCATTGCTGCGATAAGCGCCCCAGCAGCTACAAGGGTTCTGCGTGTCTTGACTGGGATGCTCGAGCCCGTAGGTACGTAGTCCTCAAACTCAGAGCCAAAGATGTCAATGGTTTTCTCAAACGCTTTCTTTACCTTGGTAGGGGCCTCTTGAATAACTGCCGTAAACTCTTCTAACTGTTCCTCAGTTAGTTCCTTTACGTCAATCTGCTCAAACAATTCCTCTGCTTGATCCTCCGTAATGGCAGCTAACACCTCAGGGCTTGAGGCAATCTCAGTAGCTTGATCTGAGGTAATCTCTGCAGCCAACACCTGGGTAATAGCAGCAACAATCTGCTCAGGTTCAGCCTCAACAAAAGTATTTAAGATCTCCTCTATCCGTTCGTCAGTAACTGGCTCATTAGCTGGGATATCAGGTAAGGTAGTAGATGATGACAACTGTGGCGATTCTTCTTCTGTATCTTGTGTATATACCCCTAGCGGTTCTGTTGTTGTTGAGGCATCTGTTTCGTCAAGAACAATCTCTTCAGGAACGGTATCATCAGGAAGAGTTACTTCAGGAAAAGTTACATCAGGTTCAGCAATATCTCCAGGAAGACCGTCAGGATCGGTTATAAATGTTTCAGGTTCTGTGGTGTCGGGTACGGTTATGGTTTCGGGTAGGGTCACGAATGTTTTTGGTTCGGTTGTGTCAGGTACAGTTATTTCTTCGGGGTCGGTTATAAATGTTTCGGGTTCGGTTGTCTCAGTTACGACAACTATGGTTTCGTCTACGGTTATGTTGGTTGCGGGCAGAGTCTCGATGGTGGGACTAATTGTTTCTTGAGGTCCTCCTAACTCCACTTCTATTACTTCAGGCTGGGTCGTGGTCGTGGAAACTATTACTTCTGTCGTTGTCGTCGTTCCCGTTGGTACTGGTAAAGATGTCGTGGTCGTCATTACAGGGACAGTCGTTTGAACAACAGTAGTAATACTTGTCGTCGTTGGGATCGTGAATGTTGTACTTGACTCCCATGATGTGGTGGTCTCCTGAACTGTAGTAGTACTAGATGTAGTAGTTGTTAATGCGATTGTAGTAGTAGTACTACTAGATGTAGTAGTGGTAGGTATCCCGTTAGTTGTGAACACTTCATCTGGCACTATCGCCCAGCCTTCGTTGTCGATTTTCCATGCGAGCATGATGCACGAGTTCCCGCCATGCTCATACATCCACACATTGAAAGCGTTGCTTCCAGCTTCTAGTGTGAGTTCGCCTGACATCATCCATGAGCAACCTTGGTCGTTCCAGTTGCCGAATGTGTTGCCGTCAATCTCCATCTCGCCACCATCATCCGTGGCGAGCATAAACTCTATGGTGTCGTGTTCAGGTATGTCAATAAAGCCTGTCATGTGGACCATGAACAAGTCATCGGTGCAATCCTCGAATAGTTCGTAGTCGTAGTTGCGGTTGATGTTGTTCTCAACCTCTGTTCCGCAAACTAGATATTCGGTGTCCGACTGGATCGGCGGTATTTCGTCAATCGTGTAGTAGACGGTTTCGATTCCTGGGATTGGTTCAGCGTTGGCGTTCTGTGGTATTAACGCAAACAGGATTGCTGGTAGCGGTATCAGCCAGCGTGTTAGACGAGTTCTATCCACTGCTTGTTTAACTCCGCCGTTATTTATTTTTTGTTTGGGTCGTATGAAAACCAACCCGTAATTATGTATTTAGTCTCAGTACTTGACACACACCCCCTGTGTGGATGTGTCCATCCAGCAGGGAACAAAATAGTCAGTCCTTTTTCTGCTGGAGTTTTAAATTTATGTTCAGTAAATTCAGTTTCCCCCCCATCGGTCACTGTATTTAAATAGGTTTGAAAAACTAAAATTCTATGAGATGTCTCCACGCAGTTATTCTCGCAATGAATTTTATGAAATCCTTGAGATGGATTATATTTTTGTATATTGATGTTTTCTACTATGCTCCAAGGGTGAAGTTGTTTACTTATAGATTTAAACTCGTCTTTATATAATTCAACAAATGCGCTTAGCCAACATGTGTATGCATAAAGAGATTGATTTTGAGCAATTTCGTCATAAAAATTAATACTTAGGTCAATAGAATCTTTAATTAACTTATCGACAATCCCTGCCCCACATTTTCCTTCTGTATGTTTATCTTGGTTGTTTTCAAATAATAAGATTAAATCATCACAAAGTTTTTCAGGAACATACCAACCTCTTATATAGTTGGGGTTTTTATTATGCTTAAAAGGTGTTAAATTTTCAATCATTATTTATTTTATTTTTTAACAACTCTTAAACAATTAAAACCCAATTCTGTGTGTCTTCGTTCCACACATATCTTGGGTCAACTATTTCTGATGTGATTAAAGGTTTCGGGGTTGGTGGTTGCCAATCAAAGTTGTCGTCTAAAATCCACGATGGGTATGGTTGTGGACGGATGAACACATCGTTTACAGGGTCATAGGTCATACCTGCACCAGCATATTGTTTTCTAATATTATTATGATAACTTGTCTGTACCCATTTACCACCAAATAAATCGTGGCAAAACTGTGCGCCTTTAGATTCGGTTTCAACACCGTCAATTAGAAGTTCGTTGTTATGTACAACAATTACTTGTTTTACGATATTGTTTTCGTCTAGTTCTGCGAAGTGTGCCATCAGAAAGTAATACTCCCTGATGCCGTAAATTGATAAATATGATAATCGTTAACTGTGCTGTAAGTAGGGCTTCCTGTTGTATTTAAGGCAGCCCTATATGAAGTAGGGTACCTAAGGACAACTATTCCAGAATTACCATACTGGGCATTATTCCCACCATCTCCAGTATTGTTTCCACGGCTTCCTCCGCTAGTACCATTACCTCCACCTTGAGCATAAGTTATAGAAGTACCAGTGATTGAATTAGTTCTACCTGCTCCACCAGCGCCTCTTGTATATACAAAGTTGTTTCCATCAGCGTTGCTTTCACCACCTACCCCACCTGCACCACCACCAGCACCCGAAGTGCCTGCATAATTTCCTGGTCCATTAAACAAACAGCCACCGCCTGCATGGCCTTGGTCTGCTGTGCCTGGTTGACCTGCTATATAAATATTGGTTGAACCATATGCATAACCACCAGAACCTCCACCTGAACCGCCAGTTTCTGAACCGTTGTAATAATATACACCGTCACCACCGCCGCCTTTTACTCTAAGAAAAATAGAAGCATCTGTTGCTTTAGTTACTCTAGAATCTGTTCCTGCATAAGCACCGCCAGCACCAACAGTCACCGTATACAGGTCGCCGCCAACTACCGAAAAAACGCTTTGTAATGTTCCAACTGAACCACCCGTATTTGCAACAGTGCTTTTCATACCACCAGCACCACCAGAGCCGTAACCACCTCCTGCGACAATAAGATAATCAACTGTGTCAGTTGCTGGAGGACCATCATCTGTCGGCATCCAAGCCGAAGTGTAAGTAGAAACCCGTGAGCGAGAACCAAATTTAGACATCGCTAAACCCTACGAAATCTGATTAACGTAACCAGTAAGCAAAATCACATCAGCAGTCCCAGCAAACGCCTTCACAACTTTCGTGTTCTGCAAAATCAAACCAGGAACCACCAAAACAAGACCCGACTCCGCAGCAATATTAAGTTCGATATTCCCATCAGCAGCCGTAGCAGTACCCCACTCCAATGTAAGTTTCACAGCCGCAGCAGAAGTATTATTTGCGTACAACCAAATCTCATCAAACAAACCAGCAGTAGTAACCGTCGTGTACGCAGTATGAACCGTCACCGTCGAACTAGTATTAGTACCCGTAACCTTGATAGCCAAACCATCAGTAGAACCCGACAGTTTTTTCTTAGTAAATGTTGCCATTGTTATCTCCTATGTTAACCGAAAATTTGTGAACCCAAAACGATAGCCGAATCATCACCAGAACTAATACCCGAAGTTGGTGCAACAGCCCAAGCAGCATCCGTACCGTTAGATGTTAGCAAATAACCCGCAGTACCAATAGCAATACGGGTGGGATTAGCGGACGCATCTAACGTTAGTAGATCGCCACGAGTAGTCAAAGTCGACGTGAACTCGTTTGCTTGATCAGCGTCAGTAGCGGTAAAGACTGGATAGCAAGTAGCACCAGCAGAATGTGAACTAGCTGAAGTGCCATCTACGCCACGAGTAATTGAAGATAGGGATCCAGTTGATCGAGAACCAACAAGAACTTTTTCTTCTGTTGACAAACCTGGATCAATGACCATGTGGAAAGGTCCACCTGCAGTTGTAGGCCAGTTAGTTACCGTTCCAGTAAGTGAAGCGGTTGTATCACCAGAAGTAATAGAGCTAGTAAGAGTGCACGCTGGTGCTGCACCTGCATACGATCTCCTAGTTACTGCTGCCATTTATTCTCCTAATCCTGTACTGATCTCATTGTAACAACACAGACACCCTCAAGGTTCCACTTTCCTTGGATGCCGTCAAGAACTTGAAATTCCAAGTCCTCTACGACTACCGAAAAGGTCTCCGTATTCTCTTGATAGTTTACCACACGTGGATTCGTAACTAAGTTCCTTAACAGGGTTAGTTCGCTTTCTACATCTAAGTAGTATTCAATGCCGTTGATTACTTGTTGGTGATGCATAAGTAGGGGCACTTTGAACACCTGGCTTCGGGCTGGCGAAGCGTAGGCTCGAGCCATCCAACGTGTTACGGTTGGGCCAGTAGTAGTGGAACCCCTAGTAAAGTCCAACCTAAAAGAAGCTTCAATGAATTTAGCTTGCGGACCAGTAGCAACAGACTCAGTAGCTGACGCAACATTGTGTGCTGTCATTGCTGTATACGTTCCAGTATCACTAGAGATATACGGAGTTACCGTACCAGCTAGTGGGGTGCTGCGGATATCAAACTTAGCTACAAACTTTCTATCTGGAATACCCCACCTGTAAATGCCAGTAGTAATCGAACCAGATGCAACAAGGTCTGTTGATTCGGCGTAAAGTCCTACACCAGAAATAGCAAACAATCGTTTTGAGTTAAATGTTCCCGCAGCCTGAACCGTACCGCCAACGCTAGCCATTAAGTCGGAAGCGTAAGCTGGGACGTTAACCGCGGTAAAGGTTGAAAGATCTAACCGTCCAAGCCCTGATGTTGAAGCAGCAAAGTCTGACCAAGTAAACCAAACAAAATTACCTTCAGCAGTAAATTGATTTATGTTCCCACTAGTCGAAATAAGAGCACCAGTAGTTAAGTCTCCGTTGTTATCTGCAGTTGCAAACCGCACACCTTTGTTTGTACCAATCAATACGCCGTTAAGATACGAGCCAAGATGTGTTGGGATTTCTCCAATCGGTAAATCAAGTGCGACCACAGGTGTGTCCAGTACTGCAGCACTAGAAATTGTAATCTTGTAAATTGCCCCACGGTTGCCTGTAGATCCAGCTACGTAAATAGCGTTAGGGCCAGATGATGAACCTAACCAAACCCAGTCAGTTAGTGGATGTGTGTAGTCCGCAGCTCCTACGTTGCCTTTAGGATTGTAGTAAAGCTTGTGATGGTTTGCACTGTTACCGCCAGTAACAATAAAAAATCCTTTTGACAAATCCACGTAGCCAAACTCTTGACCATAAGCAACGTTGACTGGTGTGTGACTTGAAGGTACTTTCCATAATCCATACGAATTAGTTGTGCCTGGATACGTTAAGTAAATAGATGATCCGTCACTAACCATGTCGCGTGGCGTACCAGTAGGTAGCCCAGTTACAGCTGTCCATGTTGGACTCGATGCATATGGGTTTGTTGAATAGTAAAGATTCGTACCGTCTAAGAAATAAACTTCTGTATCTGTTGTAGCAATCTTTAAGTTTGTGCCAGTAGCAGACTTTGACAGGGCCACAGTTTTAAGCAACGAGATCTGACCCTTAGTCCACGGATCAATACCCTGACTTGTATA